AGGCTGACAGGGGGGGTGGGGGGTATATATATGTAGTGGTCGAACATTTTACAAAGGTTTTAGAATGTTAACCAGTATTAAATGCGCTCAATATTATATAAACACCTCATGGATGCTAAACTTTCGGGGGGTGTTACTATAGTATATAGACGATTTTACAATTTGTCAAGTTAAAAAACTTTTAAAATAACTTGACAAACTTGTTAACCAGTCCTATAATATGAAAACATAATGGTAAACACATACTTACAACCCAAAAGCAACAACAAGACACTGACTGATAAACAACAGAAGTTTTTAGATTGTTTAATTGAAACCAATGGAAACCCGAAAGAAGCTGCAGAACTAGCAGGATACAGTGGAAACCATTATCAAGTTGTCAAATCTTTGAAAAATGAGATCATAGATCTCGCAACGGATGTTTTGGCCAACAGCGCACCTGAAGCTGCTTTTAAACTAGTAGATATCATGAATACAGATAAGCCTATTCCTCAAATAGGAAACAAGCTTCAAGCAGCGCAAAGCATCTTAGATAGAGTGGGTGTTGTTAAAAAAGATCGCTTAGAAGTTGAGCATACAACAAGCGGAGGTGTATTTATACTTCCAGCAAAAGAAGAAGTAAAAATAATAGATGTGGAGGCAGAAGATGCAGAGTAATAAAGAATCTTTCATGCAATGGTGTAGGTCTCTATACGATGAGAATTGTTTAGAAAGACATTCACACGGATTAGAACCTTATAAGAACTTCGAGACTTACTATTTTAAACATCATCTATGGTTAGACAGAAAATACGATGAAGAGATCAGATCTAAACTTTAAACATTTAAAAGAAGCCAACGAAGGTTACTTTGAACATATGAGTGTTGCTATATGGTATTCTATTCGTTTAGGTTGTTTAGCGTTACGTGTAGCTATACATGGTTTTCTTCCTTTTATATGGTATAATGAAGTTGATCCTACAATCAGAAGACTCAACCAAGACAGACACGACAGAGCCTGCTTAAGAAGCAGATACTTAAATTAAAGATAATATGCCTCCTACTAAGTTCAGACCAACAGAGAAAAGCTACGATAGACGTACAGGCAAGACGGCAACCGTTCGTCACTACATGAAAGCAATACCAAAGAAAGAACTCATCGACTACTTAAACAAAGAGTCTTCACCAAAAAAGAAAAAGCACAAAGTAATTAAAGAACTGGAACGCAGAGGAATCAGGCTCGTATGGAAATAGACCAAGAGAAGTTAAACATGCAGGTACATAATCTTCCTGCAGTGGTTATGTTAGAATGTCAATTGCCAGAAGATATAGTATCTAATTTAAACGAATACTTAGATGAATACAAAGAAACAGCAGAGAAGAAGTCATTGGCTGGAACACTTGTAGGTCAGATACATCAAGGCGAACAACTCTTAATGGACCACAAGCATCCACTTCTTGCAGACTATTATCGCTTTATAACCACAATGGGTGTCATGTATCTTGAATCGTTTATGAATATTACAGGCGCAAGGTTTGAACCCATCACTGTAGACATCGATGAACTGTGGTCCGTACACAGCTTTGAAGGAGATTACAATCCAATACACGACCACGGCACTAAAACTTTAATGGGTATATCTAGTACTTGTTGGACAATGGTACCAGAACAAATAGGTAAGCTAGGAGAAACAGGCACAGGCAACGCAGAGAACTACAGTCTTTATAATGACTCAGGTGCTTGCGATGGCTTCTTGGCTTTTACTTATGGTCGCAATGAGATTATGAATACCGAAAGGCTTCGACCACCACAATCAATTACATTACAGCCTAAAGTCGGCAGACAGTTGATGTTTCCATCTTGGATGCAACACATGGTCTATCCGTTCTTTGGTGAAGGAGAAAGAAGAACGATTGCTTCAAATTTAAATTGTTGGAAACAATCAGAACTTAATAATAATAACAAAGGTAAATAAAGATGAAAGATAATTTTGATAGAACAATGAACTTTTGGGATATAGGTTTAACCGATTGGTTTAAGAATACGTTTCTTGGTTACGAAGAAGTTAAGGTACGTGCTAGAAATAAAAAAGGACACTTTGTTAAAGACGATCCTAAAACAAAAAAGAACGAAGCGTATAAAACGGCAGTAAGAAAAAAGAAAAAATAGCATGACAAAAATCTGGCGCAAAAACGAATGGGAACAGACAGGGCATAGTTTATTGAATAAAAAGAATATCAACTTAAAGCGTAGAACAAGCTCCACTGTTCCTTTCGGGTACAGTTTATCCGAAGACAAAGAACATTTAACTCCTGTTCAAGAACAGCTTGAAGCATTAGAGGCCGTTGAAGAAATGGTTGTAAACGAAGGGCTGTCTTTACGAGACGGATGTTATTTGTTGGAAAACAATACAGGAAGGTCAATAAGCCCAGCAGGACTTAAAAAAATTATAGATAAAAAGTATGGAACAAGACAAGAAAGATTGGGAATTACATCCTGAAAATTATCTGACTGAAGAAGACGGTATTACGTTTAAGTTAAAAAAAGACGGAACACCTAAAAAGAAAGCAGGAAGACCTAAAGGATCTTCGGGTAATTACAATTATCACTCTAAGACAAAAGCTAAGATGAACGCTAGACGATCTGTTAGTAAAAAGAAAAAAAGAATTAAAAAGCTACAAGACCAAATATACAACCAGAAGAACCAATTAAAAAAACAAACAAAAGTACTAAATAATCTTGACAATAAAACAGACAATCAAGTTGTTTTAGATACAGACATTAAAGAACTTGTTCCTAGTGTACAACAAGAAATAAAAGAAAACCCTAAAGAAAATGTAATCTTTCACCCTAACGATGGACCACAAACAGATTTTCTTGCTGCAGGTGAAAAAGATGTTCTTTACGGTGGCGCTGCAGGTGGAGGCAAGTCTTATGCAATGTTGGTTGATCCTTTAAGATATGCACATAAATCAGCACATCGTGCTTTGATACTTCGTAGGTCTATGCCAGAGTTACGAGAGTTAATAGACAAATCAAGAGAACTATATCCACAAGCCTTTCCTGGTGCAAAGTTTCGAGAAGTAGAAAAACTTTGGAACTTTCCAAGCGGAGCAAAGGTCGAGTTTGGATTTTTAGAAAGAGACGCAGATGTTTATCGTTATCAAGGACAAGCATACAGTTGGATAGGTTTTGACGAGATTACACACTTACCTACAGAGTTTAGTTGGAACTACCTTGCTTCAAGACTAAGAACAACAGATCCTGATATTGAGCCTTATCTTCGTTGCACTGCCAATCCTGGAGGTGTAGGCGCACATTGGGTAAAGAAAAGATATATTTTACCCGAAGAACATAATAAATCTTTTATAGGTAAAGATGGTTTATCTCGTAAATTTAT